GGTCCCGGGCGGGGGCCTCGCGGCCCCTCGCCTGGGAAGTGAAACCTTACAGCTATGCCGGTAGGGTCGTCAACGGCCGTTCGGCCTACAGCTCCACGCCCAGCTTCTTGACCGCCCGGCGGCCCTGGATGCGGGTCAGGAGGTTCGCGGCGTCGCCCTTGGTCCGCACCCGGGGGAGGTGGCGCTCCGGCAAGCCCTCGCGGACCAGGCGGCCCTTCTGGGCGTCCGTGGCGGGCTCGTTCAGCCAGCGCGCGGAACGCTCCACCAGCTTCTGGAACGCCTTCACCCGGTCCTCACCGATGCCCATCGCCCAGTCCACCGGGATCTCGGAGTGAAGCACCTCCACGCGGCCGTTGCGGTACGTGGCCAGCCGCCACGTGTCCAGCCCCTCGGGGACCATCACCACCACCTCCTGGCTGGAGCCCAGCACCCACGCCGGACCGACCGGGAGCCAGCGGAGCCGCGAGGTCCCGAACACGTCCACCCGGCCGCCGGTGCTCGCGTGACAGTTGTCGTGCCGGTTGCGGCCCTCGGCCACCACGCGGATCGGGAGGTACCGGTGGCACAGCGCGCACCGGTGCTCAGGCACGTCGCACGGCTCCTCGCACACCGGGCACGCCTGGCGCTCGATCTCGTCCGGGTTGCGCTTCTTGCGGGGGTCGTCCAGGTCCAGCCCGAGGTCCACCACGCCCACCAGCTCGTGACGGTTGCTCGCGCCCACGATGTCCAGGACCAGGAGATCCTTCTTCCCGGGGTGGAGCCGCGTGCCCCGGCCCACCATCTGGACGTACAGCCCGTGGAACTTGGTCGGCCGCGCGACGATCACGCAACTGATCGAGGGCTCGTCAAACCCCTCGGTCAGCACCGCACAGTTCACCACCACGTGGGTCTCGCCGGTCTTCAGCCGTGTCAGGATGGCCCGGCGCTCGTCCGCCCCGGTGCTCCCGTCCAGAGCCTCAGCGGCCACGCCACGCGCCCGGAGCGCGGCGGCCAGGGCGTGCGCCGTGGCCACGGTCGGCGTGAACGCCACGGCCTTGCGGTCCTTGGCGTGCTCCACGTACGCGTCCGCGATCTGGACGATGGCCCCGGACTCCTCCAGCTCGCGGCCCAGGTCCCCGTCCGAGTAGTCCCCGCCGGTCTTGCGCACCCGGCCCAGGTCCATCTCGGTCTCCACGACCACGGCCGGGAGGATCGGGACGAGATACCCGCCCTCGTGGCCATCGGCTCCCCGCTTGCCGTTGCCGTAGATGGCCTCCCGGATTGACATATAAGAGACAACTTTCTCCCATACGCCCAGGGTCTTGTTGTCGCGCTCCGGGGTGGCCGTGAACCCGATGGTCAGCGGCCCGTACGGGCTGAACGAGCCCAGCGTGGTCAGGATCTTGGTCCACGTCGGAGCCGGTGCGTGGTGGGCCTCGTCCACCACCACGGTCTCGATCGGACCGGCCGCGAGGAGCTGGGACAGCCGGGCGTCCCGGTGGAGCGTCTGGACGCTGGCCACCACCACGTCCCGGTCCACCTCGTTGCGCTCGGCCTTCACGATCCCGGTAGACAGCTCCGGGGCCACAATGCCGATCTTGGCGCACGTCTGGGCGGCCAGCTCCTCCCGGTGAACCAGGACCAGCGAGCGGCCCAGCGCCGCGCGGTTCTTGATCGCGTGGCTGAACGTCACGGTCTTGCCGGTGCCGGTCGGGTGAACCACCAGCGGACGCTTCACGCCCTCGCGCTCGGCGGCCTCGATAGCCTCCAGCGCCTTGCGCTGGTACGGGCGGAGGTCCAGTGCCATCTCCGATGTCCTTCCTCGTGTGTACCTGTCACCTTACCGTCAGGACTGCAAGGTGTCAAGTCGAGAGGCCCGGCCCGTGCTCGGACCGGGCCTCAGTCGGGGAGGGTCACGCCGGTACGGGCTCGCGCCGCGCGGCCTGGCCGGACTCCTCAGCGGGCCAGAGCTGGACCGTCTCGGTGACGTGCCGGACCCAGACCACCTCGCGGCCGTCGCGCTCCAGCCACCGCTCCACGGCCCCCCAGCCAGCCGCCTGGGGGTTGCGGCCGTTCGTGCCGCTGACGTACCAGAGCCCGCCGGATTTCATGATCACGTAGGTGTAGACCTTGGCCAGCGTCGGGGCTCCGGAGGGCGTCCGCGCGGTGCCTTCCTGATCTCCCGGGTACCGGATGCCGAACAGCAGGACCGTCCCCTCCGGGACCGCTCGGCTGTCCAGCTTGAACTTGACAGTCATCCGTCAACCTTCCTGGTCTCAGACGGGACGGGCCGCCCGGCGCGTACTGCCGGGCGGCCCTGGGAGGGGAGGAGGGTCACTCGCCCTTGCGCCGCACGACCACACCGAAGTGCTTGTACGGCTTCCCGGCGAACCGGCCCTTCTTGATCGGCTTCTCCCCGAAGTATTTGACCGCGATCCGGTCACCCACGCGGGGGTCCGCGTCCTGGAGTTCCCGCTTCAGGACCGCGCCGTACCCGATCACCCGGAACTTGTCGCCGGTCCTGGTCTGGATCGTGACGGTCGGGACCATCGGGTTCTCCCCGTCGTTGGCGAAGTCGGAGCGCGTCTCGCCCACCTTCACCACCACACCGGCGATGCCCTCGCCCTTCTCGGTCGGGACCCAGCCCTCCGAGTCGTCCTCCTCCACCTCGTTCAGGAGGTCGTCCACGTCCGCGAAGTCGTCGGCGTCCGGGGCCGGGGCTCCGAACATCTCGTCCACCTCGTCCTGGCCGGTGCTCTTGCTCTTGGTGCTGGGGGCCATTAGGACCCACCTCTCTGTCGGTAGTTAGCTAGTGAGCTGGTCTTTCGTGGGTGTCGGGCCTCTTAACCCCGCCCGGCGGTAGGGCGTCCGCCTTGAGTTGTTCGGACCGGTCGTGGGCGAACCTCGGACCGCTCGTGCGCTCCCCCGGACTTGAACCAGGAACCTCACCCGCGAGGGCTATGCGTTGCCAGTCTGCATCGGAGCGCTAGCGCCGGGAGCCGCGCCGCGAAACACGGCTCCCTGGGGGTTCTGGTCGGCTCCGCCCCTATCCGGAGTTCACCCCGGCCGAAACAGCACCGGGACGCCAGGCTGAGCCGCCGCGAAACGGCCCAGGTGAGAGCTGATCGGGGGTCGTTGACCAGCTCGCGCGGATCACATTACAGCCTTTGCGGCAAGGTTGCAACCTTGACGCTCACGTGTCAGGACTTGCCGGTCTTCATCGCCTTGGGGACCGTGATGGTCAGCCGCCGGTGGGTGGACCGCTCGGTGACCGCCTCGGCCACCTCCGGGAATTCCGCCTTCAGCCGCTCCACGTTGATCCTGGACGTGTTCACGGCCGGGTAGCTGACCACCTTCTGGTCCCCGAGGTAGCCCGCCCCGGCGTCGCCGGTCCACATCCGGAAAAAGTTCTTGATCTCATCCAGGTCCCGGTTGGCCTTCTCGGCGGCGGCCTTCGCGCGCTGGTAGTCCGCCAGCCACTCGGTCGCCTCCTCGGGGAGGTCCACGCTGGGCTTGACCACCACGGGGTGGATCTTCTTCAGTAGCTCCTCGGTCTTGGGATGGCGGAGGTCGTGCATCGGCGGCTCATCCGCCAGGATGTGCTTGACCCAGAACCGCTCCGCCTCATCCACCATCTCGCGGAACCACTCGGGGTCGAAATCGATCTCCACCACGTAGAAGTCCCGGGCCTGGTTCGACACGTAGCAGCCCAGCCAGCCCTTGCGTAGGCCCAGGATGCCCATCTGCCACTGGATCTGAGCCTGGTAGGACAGCGGCGCGCGGCCGGTCCCGTTGCCGCCCGGTGTGATCGAGCCGGACTCCCACTCGTCATCATCTCCGGCGGTCTTGCACTCGATCACGCCCAGCGCCTTCCAGGCCCGGGGCTTGGTGGCGAACCGGTCCGGCGTCACCCGGAGAACCGGGTTATCGATCCTGGCCCAGAGCCCACCGGCGAACCGGGAGACCAGGCCGATGGTCTCGGCCACCTCCTCGGCCACCGCGTCCTCGAACCGGTGGCCCCACTTCACGGCGGCCACGCCGGAGAGATCCTTGCCGCCGGTCTTCTTGGCGTTGAACACGGAGAACGGCGTCTCGTACTCGGACACGCCGATCAGCGCGCCCACCTCGGACCCGCCGATGCCGCCCTCCCGGGCGGCCAGCCAGCGCTCGCGCCCGGCGCACTCGGGGAGGATGATCCGCGCTGGGCTGTCCGGCACCTGGGCGAACCGGTGGACGGGATGGGGGCACGCCAGGCGGCCCCCGGAGCGAGCCAGGTAGCGCTCCACCTGGCTCGCCACGGCGGTCTCGGTCATCAGTCCAGAACCTCCACGGTCACCCGGATCTTGCCCGGGAATCCCTTGACGCCCTCCCGGCGGAGCGCGTCCTTCCTGACGTACAGGTTGCTGAACGGGAGCCCGGCCCGGTCGGGGAGGGCGTACATCACGGCCCCCTTGGTCTCCCGGTCCTTGATCAGGTCCAGCGTGATCTTCTCCATCAGCCGGTCCGGCCGTACGCGCCGTTCCGGGCCACGTCCGCCAGGAGCGCGCCCAGGTCCACGGCGGACACGCCCACCTCCACGGTCTCGATCTCCGCGATCACGGCGGCGCTGACCAGGCGGCGACCCTGGGTCACCAGCCACTCGGCCAGGTCGTCCGAGGTGGCCCGGTTCGGGCTCCGCTCTCCGGTGACGTACCAGCGGTCCCGGGCCTTGTACGCGATGTAGACGTACGGCCGGGAGCGGCCCAGGACCACGCTCAGCGCCACCACGGAGCCGTCCACCAGGGCCTCGAAATCCGGGAGCGCGTCCAGCTTGGCCAGCTCGCGCTCGCGCCGCGCGATCTCGGCCCTGAGTTCGGCCTTCCTGTCCTCGATCATCGTTCGGTCAACCCTCCATTACGATCTTGCTCAGGGACTCCCGGTTCAGCGCCGGGAGCGTGAACGGGGCCAGGCCCAGCCGGTCCATCGCGGCCACCCAGAGCCACCACGCGTCACACGAGTTGTCGTCGGTGAACTCCAGCTCAGCCCGCTTGTACGCGGCCAGCGCCATAGCCCGCTTGTCGGTCTTGCTGCCACCGTTGCCGGTGGCGTACTTCTTCAGGCTGGACGGGGGGATGGTGCCGTACGGGATGCCCTCCTCCAGGAGGAGCGCCCGGACGGCCCCGTGAACCATGCCGCTGACCCCGGCGGTCTTGCTGTGGTTCAGGTAGCCCTCGATCAGGACCAGCCCAGCCCCCTGGACGATCGGCCCGAGCCGCGCCCGGATCTCCACCAGCCGCGCGTCTCCCTTGGTCCGGGTCCGGATGAGCGGCCCGCCCTTGGGGTCCGCGCATGTGCCGGTGGCCGTGATCGAGAGGTCCAGGCCCACAACCTTGACACTCACGTGTCAAGGCTCCGGTACGGCCCCACCGACTGGCACCCGTCCGCGTAGTCGCGCACCGGCTCCGCGCCCTCGAACGCGCTGGGCGTCTCGTTGACCACGGCCGCGCCGTGGTCGCACGTCGGCCCGGCCACCGGGGTCAGCGGCGCGGACCACCTGGGCGGCAACGGCGGAAGTTCGGCCGCGCCCTCCTCGATCTGGCCGTGGACCTCGATCCGCTGGAGCCGGGTCATCAGCGCCATGAACGCGCGGACGGGCATCTCCACGTGCCGGGGGCTCAGCTCGGCGGTCAGCTCGAACTCCACGCACACGCGGA